GAATACAACTACCTTATTGAGGTTTCTCAGTGGTTTAACGAATACAAGCCGAAATATGATCCTAATAAAAAGGCAATTTCCTACCCAGTAGGATATGAAAAAGAACTATTGCAATATGATACTAATATATCTGAAGAAGACTTTGAGGCACTTTTGAATTTAATTGGTTTATTTCCTATTGAGGGGTATAGATACAATAAAAAAGATAAATTCTTAGCATACAGGCGAAAAGGATCAGAAAGCAAAGGGATATCAGCTAAAGTTTACCCAAATGCAAAACGTGTGCTTATTTTTTCATCTTCAATGGTTGACTTTCCAAATTGGCATAACAAGGAAGAATACCCAACATGGTCACTACCTCCATCGTTTATTTTGTACTATCATTTAAATAGAGAATGGGATGCAGTGTTAAATTACATAGGTGTAAAAAGAGAATCTGAAACAAAATTTCCATTTGATATCTACCCTGAGAATATACGTAAGTCACTCATTGAAGTATCAAATGAACGTTCAATGTCTCCAGAGTTTCTTGCAACAGCAGGGTTATGGGTTGTATCTTCTCTTGCAGGGTCTGCTTATGTATCTGATATTGGTGGCGGTAAAAACATCCTATTTTGTTTCCTTGTGGCTCCTATGTCAGTAGGTAAATCCCCTGCTTATGAGGTTATGTGCGAAAATCCTATGTCTGGTATTGTAAAAGAGAATGACGCAGAATACTCAAGAGATTATAAAGCATGGGAGGCAAGAAAAATGGAAGCACTCAAAAAGAAAGACCCATTTCTTGAATTACCACCTAAAAGGCATTTGCCTTTTTTAAGAGATGGTTCAATAGAAGGTTACATATCTCTTTGTATGGATCAGGAAGCTGGTATTGGCGTTTATATTGATGAAGCTGAGGAAATTATGAATGCTGGTAGCTATAAAAAAGACAATAACAGTATATCCTTTTTTACACAGGCTTTCAATGGTGGCAGATTTGTACAATCAAGAGCAGATAGGAGTAAAGAGCGTGTTGTAAAGAACATGAATATTAACTTGCTAATGGGTACTCAGACCGAGAGATTGAGCAAGATATTTACCCAAGATAAAATACACTCAGGTTTTGCATCACGTTTTTTAATGTGCGAAGCAGACTATAAACTACTTAATACTGAATCAGATCCTTTTAGTAAAAAAAGGGAAATCCATCAAGACTGGGTTAACCTTATTGGCAAAGTTTATGATGTCTCAAAGAGATTTAATCAAGGTAATATGCAACCAATAAAAATAGAAATTAGCGATGATGCAAAAGACCTTTACAGAACTAATTATAAACTTCAGTTAGAACAAGCTAACGAACGGATTACCAATCGTTTAGATGGTTTTATATTGGGTACATACGCCAAAATGTCGAACTACATTTCAAGGCTTACTCAAGTAGTTGCAATTATGCAGAATCCTATGAACCCAGTAATTACCAAAGATGTTGTTAAAATTTCCCATGATCTCTATTTGTACTACACTGAAACTACTATAAGGCTTATTGGTGATTTGTATAAGAAATCTGAAACAGGGTTATCTGATGAATTACAAAATCTTTACGAAGCATTACCTGATGATTTTACCAAGAAAGAAGCAATTGAAATCTGCAAAAGATTGAATTTACCACCAAGAAAGTTCGAATCTTCACTTAGAAACAAGGGTTTTGAATCATTGTTTTTTATCAAAGGAAGGGGTATTTACACCAAAAAACACTGATTTGTACACACAAATACACATACTTGTGTACGCTGAAACGCAGTCTGGTAAAGGATATACACATATACACGTGTATTACTATAAGATATAAATAATATATTATTATTATAAGAAAAAGAATAAATAATGTGTACAGAAACTATGTGTATTTGTGTACAAAATGGCTCAAAGTCAATGTAGGTAAGGGTTTCATCGTACACAATTCTTGTGTTTTTGCGTGTTTTTGTGTACATAAATATTTTTTTACCACATCGTTCGAATTATTTCTAATTTTGTTATAATGAAAAAAGGCTACTACATCCGCAAAGCGAAAGATGGCAGTTTTTTGCTGAACGTTCACAAAGGCGATTTTAAGGCGTTTTTAGACACGCTGCAAGATTCCGATGGTTGGATACGTTTTCGCATTTATGAGCGTGACAAGGTGGATGAAAAAGGCTTTACGCATAATATGGAAGTGTTGATGAACTTGAATAAACAAGAGGGTAATCATGGCGAATAGTAATGGCTGGGGCGGTAAACGTGCCAACGCAGGAAGAAAAAAGAGAATGACAGAAGAGGAGCAGATAGAGAAACTATCTGTATTTGAACCTATTGCATTTCAAGCATGGGGTGAGAAAATCAAAGAAAAGGACATGGAGGCAATTAAATTGTTTGCTAAATACTACCTCGGTGAGCCAGTGAAAAGAGTAGAGCAGTCTATTGAAGGAACTTTATCTGGTTTAGTTGTAGAAATTATAAATGGGGCAACCACTTAAAATACAAACTACAAGGGTATTTAGTTTATTGCAGAATAGCGATAAACGCATTACTGTGTTGCAGGGTGGCAGCCGTAGTTCTAAAACATATAATACAATCCTGTGGTTTATCATCAAACTACTCCAGGAGAGAGGCAAAACGCTTTCTATCGTCAGGCAATCACTTCCAAGTATCAAAGGTTCAGTACTGCGTGACTTTATTGAAATCTTGCTCAAGATGGGTATCTACTCAGAAGCAAATCACAATAAGACTGAGCAGACTTATAACCTAAATGGAAACTTAGTTGAATTCGTTTCTGTAGATCAGCCTCACAAGATTAGAGGTCGTAAACGCCAGTACCTATTCATGAACGAATGCACCGAAATGTCTTATGAGGCATGGGTGCAATTGACAATGAGAACAGAAGGTAAAATTGTTGTGGACTACAATCCTTCTGATGAGTATCATTGGATTTTTGACAAGGTGATACCACGTGAGGATGCAGACTTCCATATTACAACTTACAAGGATAATCCTTTCATTCCGAAAGATGTTGTTGATGAAATAGAAAGGCTAAAAGATGCTGATGAGAATTACTGGCTAATCTATGGTCTTGGGCAGAAGGGGAATATGAATGACACTATTTACACCCATCAACAATACTGCAATGAACTTCCTGAAGGGGAAACTGTCTATGGTTTAGACTTTGGATATAACAACCCTTCGGCAATGGTTAAGGTGGTTTTTAAGGATGGTGCAGTGTATGCAAAGGAGATGCTATATGAAAACAAGCTAACTACCAATGACTTAGTTGAGCGTATCAAGGCTATGAACATTTCACCATACGATGAAATATTTTGCGATGCTGCAGAGCCTAAGACTATCGAAGAACTTTGCAGATGTGGACTAAACGCAAAATCTGCTGACAAGGATGTGCGTGAGGGGATTAGAAAGGTTAAATCAATGCCTTTGTTTATCACTAACGATTCTGAGAACCTTATCAAGGAACTCAAGAACTACAAATGGAAAACTGACAAGAACAACAAAAAACTTGATGAGCCTGTAAAGTTCAATGATCACCTTGTTGATGCTCTTAGATATAGTGTATTTACCAAATTAAAAGCACCCCAATTAACATGGGGTATAATGTAACAATATGGCTATTTTAGATATATTTAAAAAGAAGGGATTAAACCCCTACCCGAACGTACAAAGAGAGATTCAGCCTATTAACGGAGTAGTACTTCAAAACTACTCCAATGAGGCTTTTGTGACTGATGGATACATGGGTAATTCTGATGTTTACTCCATTGTCACATTCTTAGCACGAAAGGCCGGAAGTATTCCGTGGTACGTGTACAAAATGAAGTCAGGAACAAAGGCTAAGACTTCGCTTGAACGATACAAGCAACTTTCCAAAGGAATAAACCACCCTGGCGCATTCGAAAGGGCAATAATCGAGCGAAAGAATGCCTATGAGGAGAATATGGTTACTGATTCTGATTTGGCTAAGTTGTTGAACAATCCGAACCCGATGCAGGCTCAGGATCAGTTCTTTCAGAATTTATTTGGATATCGTATTCTTTCAGGAGAGGGTAACATATACGGCAATGATGGTGGTGTGCCTGATTCGAAGTTTGTTGAGTTGAATATCCTACCTACTCAGTTCCTTGAAATCTACCCTGATCCGAAAGACCTTTACAATCTTTTAGGGTACAAGTTAATGGTCGGTCAAGGCATCAACCTACCAAAAGAACAAGTGATGCATTGGAAATCTTGGAATCCTGATTTTAACGATGTTACAAGGTCTCATCTTAGAGGTGTATCGCCTTTGCGCTCTGCGTGGAAGTTGCTAAGGATGTCAAACAACGCAGCAGATGCCTCAGCAATGATGACTAAGAACGGAGGCGCAAAAGGTGCGCTGGTGCCAGAGGTTGTGAATAACAATGTGCCACAAATGACGCCTGAACAGGCATCGCAGATTCAAAGGGCAATAAACGATAGGATAAACGGAACGGATAACAAAGGTGCAGTAGGGGTATTCCAATATCCTTACAATTACCTAAACTTTGGTCTTTCTTCTGTTGATATGGAATTGGTTAAGACAATGCAGCTTTCCCTTCATCAGTGGTGCCGTGTATTTGGTATGCCTATTGTGTTATTTGACACCGATACTTCATCTTACAACAACTATGCCAACGGCATGAGGGATTTGGTAACCAATACCATAGCACCGCTTTGCGCTGAGCTAAGGGATGAACTGAATAAATGGCTGGTACCTCGTTTCGGTGAAGATGTTTATATCGATTTTGACATCTCTGCTCTACCTGAACTGCAAAAAGACATGGAGTCAATGGTTAAGCAGTTGCAAGTAGCAGATTGGCTTACCTATGACGAAAAGAGGATAGCAATGGGTTATGAAGAGAAACAAGGTGCTTATGGTTATTCTTATGTCAATCAAGGCTTGATACCTTTGGAGCAAACTTTGATGGACTTATCAGTAACCAATGAGAATCCCTGAGATATGGGCAGAAGTGTTGATGAAGTATCCTAAGCTACCAAGCGAAAGGACTTGTATCAATGAAAAGAGGATGATGGATAGACTAAGACAAGCGTATTACGAAAAATTGTTAAATGACACCAAAGCAGAGACGAGAATACTACATCAAGACGGAGAGGCTTAGAGCCGAACTGGATAAGAAGTATTTTGCGTTGGTGCAAAATAGTATCTTAAAGCAGTTCAAACGATTTGCAAGAGACATTGAGCAAATTGGCATAGATGCTGCAAGGTCTCAACTTGGACTTGATTTGTGGGATAAAGAAATGCTCAAGATATTTGAGCAGATGTATAAAGAGACTGTTATTCTATTTGGCAATAGTGTGTAT